TTTGAAATATGTGGAGCCAACTATCAATACAAAAGACCAGTGTGGACAAATGAAAACAGGGCATTCAAGAAGTTTAAAAAACTGAATTACTTTTCACCACCCCTGGGTTGGAGTTCAGGACCCACAGCACTGCATCTAGCCACCAAACACGCCCACACAAAGTTGTATTTGCTGGGTTGGGACTTTGTTGGCACACGTGAAGGCAAGTTAAACAACCTATATGCCAACACTCAAAACTACAAAAAAAGCACAGATGTTGCTACGTACCACGGAAATTGGATGCGTCAGACTTGTATACTACTACAAAAAAATCCTCTAAAGAGATATATACGAGTAGTCAGAGATGGTAAATCGACGTTCAAGGCGCAAGATTTACAAAAATACGCGAATTACAGTGAGATTACTATTTCTGAGTTTAAGAATGCACACAACCTAGTTTAAAAGGGCCGTTTTCTGCCCATTACCTACCGTTTTGACTAATTAAAACTAAATAATATTTGACAGTACTATAATCTTAACTTACGGAGGAAAACAGATGTCAGAACAAAAAAATAAGTTCGAAGCAATGTTGGAAAAATTAGTGGCTGATGACAGATCAGGCGCTGAAGAATTATTCCACGACATTGTTGTAGAGAAATCTAGAGAGATTTACGAAAATCTTCTTGAAGGTGATTTAGAAGATGCTAAAGTTGAAGAAAAAACAACTGAAGCAGATGCCAAAGAAGATAAAAAAGATGAAAAATCAGTAGAAGAAAAAACAGATACTTCTAAAAAAGAAGAAGATGCTGTAGAAGAAAAAACTGATGCTTCTAAAAAAGAAGAAGACGCTGTAGAAGAAAAAGCAGACGATTCTGAAAAAGCAGAAGATAAAGTTGAAGAAGTTGCTACTGATGAAGCAGAAGAAAAAGCAGATGAAACTGCTGTAATAGTTCCTGCTGAACAAGAACTTTCGCAAGAAGCACACGGTGGAGATGCTACTGATGATATGATCGGTGACATCGAAGCGGACAAAGGCGAAGAAAACGGCGACGATGCTGACCATGACGGTGAAGACATGGAAGACAGAGTTGTTGATTTAGAAGATGCTATTGATGACCTTAAAGCAGAATTCGAAAAGATGATGGCTGATAAGGAAGAAGGCGACGATGATTCGGATGACTCTGAAGAAGAGAAAGAAGATGAAGCGATTGCTGATCAATCGGCAGAGGGAGAAGTAGAAGTTGCTCCCGAACTTGGTGACCAACCAGCGGTTGAGTCTACAGAAGCACCAAAGTCTGCAACAGAAGAAATTAGAGAGTATGTGAACAAAGTAAGTGCATCAAACACTGACGGTTCAGATAATTCTAAATCTCCAGTTGCTGGTAAAAATGACATGGGTGGATCTTCAAGCAATATAGCACAAGGTGGTGAAGAAGCAGGTTCTAAAGCACCAGCGGCTAAAGAAGAAGATGCAGGCAATGTTAACAAACCAGGTGCAAAGGCTAAAATGGCGGCGGCACCAAAGGCTCAGACTAAAGCAGATGATGACGGTTCTGCTTCAAAGTCAACATTGGGCAGTTAATAACTGTTAGGATATAAAAGGATGTTATCATTACGTGAGACGCTGACCTTCGACCAAGCAAAAATAGTCGTTGAGTCCAAAGATGAAACAAACGGAAAGTCCCTTTACATGAAAGGGATTTGTATACAAGGTGGTGTTAAAAACGCTAACCAAAGAGTATACCCCGTAAGTGAGATCAGTAGGGCTGTCAGCACACTTAACGACCAAATAACTGGTGGATATTCAGTGTTAGGCGAAGTTGATCATCCGGAAGGTCTTAACATTAATTTGGACAGAGTAAGTCATATGTTAACAGACATGTGGATGGACGGTCCAAACGGATACGGAAAATTAAAAATATTACCGACCCCTATGGGAAAACTAGTTGAAACAATGCTACAAAGCGGAGTTAAACTTGGTGTTTCTAGTAGGGGTTCAGGTAACGTTAAAGAAGACGGATCCGGACAAGTATCAGATTTTGAAATTATTACAGTAGATGTTGTTGCACAACCAAGTGCACCGGGAGCCTATCCAACTCCAATCTACGAACAGTTAATGAATTCTAAAGGTGGATATAAGGCGTTACAAACAGCAAGGGACACAAAGGCACAAAAATATCTAAAAGAGGCGTTGGTTAATATAATCAGCGGACTCAAATAGTAGGAGAAAATAAATGTTAGATGCACTGAAATCACTCTTCGAAAACAACGCAATTTCAGAAGAGATCAGAGCAGAGATTGAATCCGCTTGGAACAGCAAAGTGGAGGAAAACAAACACGCAGTAACATCAGAACTTCGTGAAGAATTTGCGAAGAAGTATGAGCATGACAAAGCACAGATGGTTGAAGCCATCGATGCTATGGTTAATGAAAAGTTACAGGCGGAAATTGCTGAATTTGCCGAAGATCGTAAACAGTTGGCTGAACAAAAAGCCAAGTATGCGATTGCAATGAAGGAAGATTCAGCGAAGTTGAAAGGCTTTGTGTTTGAAAGACTTAAATCTGAAATCAACGAATTACACGCAGACCAAAAAGTAATGGCAGAAAACTTCCAGAAACTTGAGGAATTCGTAGTTGATGCTCTATCTAAAGAAATCGCAGAGTTTAACGAAGACAAACAAGACGTCGCAGAGACGAAAGTACGTCTTATCAGAGAAGCAAAAGCACACTTTGAAAAAGTAAGAACGAAGTTCATTACAAAGAGTGCAGAAGCAGTGACTACTATCGTTGAGAAAACATTGAAAAATGAAATTTCTCAATTGAGAGAAGACATTGATGCGGCTCGTAAAAACGACTTTGGTCGCAGACTGTATGAATCTTACGCTCAAGAATACTCACAAAGTTTCTTGAACGAAAAAGGTGAGACAGCAAAACTTTTGAAAGTAGTTGATACAACAAAACTACAGGCAGAAGAAGCGAAAAAGACTGCTGAAGAGATGAAAGCGAAAGTTGAAGCCAAAGAGGCTGAAATCAAATCGCTTAAAGAGTCAGCAGAGAGAGAAGCAGTAATCAACGACTTGGTAAAGCCGTTGAATACAGAACAAAAAGATATAATGACAAATCTACTGGAGAGCGTGGAGACTGGAAAATTGCAAAAGCAATTTGAAAAGTATATGCCAGCGGTTATTAATGGTAACACTCCAGCGAAAAAACAGGCATTGAAAGAAGGCACAGAAATAACAGGCGACAAATTAGAAACAGTTAGTAAACCCGTGGGTCAGTTCAACGGTAACATCGTTGACATTAAAAGACTCGCAGGGATATAACATTAAGGAGAAAATAAATGTCAGAACTAACAGAAGCTCGCTGGCAGGATACAAAGACAGCATTACTAGAAGGACTTTCTGGTAACACTAAGTCTGTAATGGAAGTGACTTTAGAGAATACGAGATCGTATTTGAATGAGACTGCAACTGCAGGTGCCACTTCAGCAGGTAATGTTGCAACTTTGAACAGAGTGATTCTACCAGTAATCAGACGGGTTATGCCGACTGTGATTGCTAACGAATTGGTTGGTGTACAACCGATGACTGGCCCAGTTGGACAAATCCACACTCTAAGAGTAAGATACGCTGACACAACATCAGGTGGTGCAACAACAACCACTGCTGGTGAAGAAGCGTTATCACCGTTCAAGATCGCAGAAGCATATTCTGGAAACGACGGCAATCCGGCAAAAGGTGGCGCAACAGCGGCATTAGAAGGATCTGCAGGTAACAGATTATCAATCCAAATCTTGAAACAAACAGTTGAAGCAAAAACTCGTAAGTTATCAGCAAGATGGACTTTTGAGTCTGCTCAAGACGCTCAAGCACAACAAGGCATCGACATCGAAGCAGAAGTAATGGCGGCATTAGCCCAAGAAATTACTGCTGAAATCGATCAAGAAGTACTTGGTTCTTTGAGAGCATTAGCGGCTACAGAAGAAACATTCGACCAATCTGCTGTGTCAGGTACGGCAACATTCGTAGGTGACGAACATGCGGCTTTGGCTGTATTGATAAACAGAGTAGCGAACAAGATCGCTCAACGTACAAGAAGAGGCGCAGGTAACTACGCAGTAGTATCACCACACTCTTTAACAATACTTCAATCTGCAACAACTTCAGCGTTCGCAAGAACAACTGAAGGTGCATTTGCGGCTCCAACTAACAACAAAATGGTTGGTACGTTAAATGGTGCAATGAAAGTATACGTTGACACATATGCCTCAGACGCAACACCAGTATTGGTAGGTTACAAAGGTGCATCAGAATCTGATGCGGCGGCGTTCTACTGCCCATACATTCCGTTGATGTCTTCAGGCGTTGTTCTTGATCCAACTACTTTTGAGCCAGTAGTAAGTTTCATGACTAGATATGGTTATGTAGAGTTATCAAACACTGCATCATCTCTAGGTAATGCGGCAGACTACTTAGGTGAAGTAGCGATCAGCAACGTTTCTTTCTCATAATAGAGAGCGAAGCAAAAATTTAAAAGGGCGGCTTTATGTCGCCCTTTTTTATTGACTGAATAATATCATTTAATATTTTAATATCCTTTTATCTTTTTCCACAACCAATCTAAATACTTTTATGCATTGGTTAGTAATCTACTTTTACATACAAGGTAGTTGGATAGCAGGTGACTTTGTGCGTCCGGATGGTTGGAGCAGTATTGCTTACGACACTAAACAACAGTGTGTTGAAAAAATGTATATGGCTAATGAAAACCTACAAAAAACTGAAGGTTTACAAGATAAGGCTATTGCAATTTGTCAAGAATATAAACCAGGACCGTTTACAAAAACACCAAAATTCTAGTTGACTGTTTACCAAAATTGTTGTATAATGTGCATATGGATTTTATACAACCAATATTTGTAAATCAGACTAGCGATATCGTGCAGGGAAAATTAGGACCTGACAATGCAAGTTTTCCTTTACAAAAAATTAATGACGCAATACAAAAAGATATTGATGTAGGAGTAAAAGAATTTTTACTATTTGTAACTCCTAATATTAAAACAAATTCACCAGACTGGCAGTTTCAAGGCGAAGTAGTTAATCATATAAAATCTAAATTTGGAGAGCAGATTAGTTTAGCAGTTGATGTATGTATGTGTTCAACAACAACTGATGGACACTGTTGTATTATAGACAAACCTCAGACTACACAATCACTTTTTATACAGTTAGGCAGAGTTTTAAAACAAGCAGGTGCTGATATTCTTGCACCTAGTGACATGCAAAAAGACACAGTAAAAAATTTAAAGATAGAAACTAAAATGCCTATATTGGCTTACATAAAATTTAGATCAAATTTTTTTAGTTCATTTAGAGACCTTGCTGACAGTACACCTAGTTCAGAAAGATTTTATCAAATAAGTGTGCAAGATGCATATAGTCCAAAAATTTTAGCCAACCAATATGACAAAGATGGTGCTGACTATCTTATGTTAAAACCTGGCATGACTTCTATTGATTTAATCAGCATGATACAAGCAAACTCATACAAACCTGTTGGAGTATATCAAGTTAGTGATGAATATCTTGGATTACCCACAGACAAGCATTTACTAGAAACTCAACAAGTGTTTGAAAGAGTAGGATGTGATTTCATGGTAACATATGGTGCTAGAAAATTAGTACAAATGGTTAGTAAATAAATTATGCACGAAGAATTATTAAAAAAATTTAAAGATTTGCAAGACAAATTGCCCATCTGGAGAAAACAGCATGGTATATTCCAAACAGATATCATGCGTATTGAAAAAAGTGCAGAAAAAATATATCACGATTATCTTGATGTGATGATAAAATACAGGCAATCACGCAAACAACACTATGCCGATCAAGGTGCTGAACTGCTACAAAAGGGCATTGATACTCTAAATAAGGTGTCAAAAATAGAGTTATTAACATCTCTCAGCAAAAGATAAATATCACTATAAAAAACGTGCCGTACATGGTGTACGGACTTATGGGGACAACACCCCGTAGACCTAGAACGTCAAAGGAGAAAAAAAATGGGAAGACCACTTAACAAAAGGCTGTTTACAACAGCGGCTGGCGGTGCAACTGCTGGTGCAAATGAAATAAAAGTAAACTTTAATTCAGGCGGTGGAGTAAAAGAAGGTACTATCATCAGACAAAAAGGATCTAAAAAATTCGTAGTTGCTGAAACAGGTGCCGCTGATACAGAACACACTTGTACATTAACATCTGGTGTATTACCTGCTAACTTAACATCAGGTCAGATGAGTATATCTGTACAAGGTAACGATAATGAAACTTACCAAGTAAGTAAAATTGCTGGACGTAAGTTAACAGTAGTAGCGCCTACAGGATCTCAAGGATCTAACGCATTAGACGGATTATCTCTTGCATGGGATTTTGCGGCGGCTAGTGCAGGTAAAGTAAAAGTTGAAGAGGCTGGTGACGATGATGTTGCTAACTCAGATGATGACGACTTTACAGAAAATGCATAATTAAGGCTTTTGTTGTGGGGGCAACCCCACAACATACTAACAGGATTTTATAGATGAGTAAATTTTTAGTAGTCAACGATGGTGATTACACATTAAAAGTACAGGCAGGTGGAGAGATCCGTCTAGATACAGGTGTGTCTTCAGGCACAGTAAGAATTACTGGCGACTTGATAGTAGAAGGTGATCAGACTACAATTAATACGCAAGAACTTGACGTAGAAGATTCAATTATTAGAGTAAACAAAAATGATACTACACCAGGTGGAGTTGCTTCTCCAGGTGCAGGTATAGAATTTTATAATGGACTAGGTGGCGGAGTTGCTAACGGTGGAGATGATTCTACAGCACCTATGTTTTTATTCACAAAAGATTTTGGTCATTCGTATTGGGTACAAGGTGGTTCACAAATACAAAATGGAACATTTATCTTAAGAAGCAAAAGTGCAAGTACAGATTTATTAGGATTACGTACACACAATATTAATTCAGATACTGGAATTATTTTTGAACCAGGTGGATTAGGAACGTTACGTGTTGTTAAAGTAAACTATGAAACTTTTCTTTCTAATGATAATGATATACCTAATAAAAAATATGTTGATGATGAAATTAATGCCATTACACTTGGTGCGGCGTTTCCTAGAATTACAGAAGGTGATTCAGAAATAAGAATTTATGACAACAGTGTTTCGGGTGTTGATACAATAATTGAAACAAAAATTGATGGTGTTATAAAACATTCTATCAGCAAAGATTATTTTGATGTATCTAGTACGACTATAAATTTAAATGAAGTAAGAATAGAGAATAATGAAATTTCAACAAATGCATCCAATGAGGATTTAGTATTATCAGCACCGGGTACGGGTAGCGTCAAGGTATCAGACAGCATGGTCATAACAACAAGACCAAGTGTGCTTGATCCACTTGCAGACCCAGTATACAGCACAGAAGGTATCAAACTGTATGCTAAAGCGCCAGGTACGGGTGACTCAGGATTATTTTTTGTAAATACAAACGATGAAAGAGACGAATTGATCAGCAAACAACGTGCTTTGGTGTTCAGTCATATGTTTTAAGGAGCAAAGATGGCAATAAACAATGTAGTAATTACGCAAGGTAGCAACGCTCAAGTGTTTGCATCTGGTACTGTGCCTGCAGGAAAAACATACGGTGTATCAAATATGCTGATATGTAATACAGCGGCAGAAGATCAAACAGGAGCCAATGACGCAAGATTTAGAGTATTTGTTGTACCTAGTGGACAATCATTTAACGCAAAC